CGGGTAGGTCGGTTTGGTTGGTGACCACAATGGACGGTGCCGGCGGTGGGACCACGGACACCGTGAACGACCCGGATGCAACCCACGCCGAGTACCACACCGAGCCCAGGCCCTGTGCGGACGGCCAGTCGATACCCGCGCTGACGTACAGCTTGTAGGTGGTGCCGTTCAACAGATCCTGGGTGACCGAGCCGGACGCGCTGTCCGTCAGCAGCACCCCGGAACTCCACGCGGCTGTCGACGTCGCGGGATCAAACCCCGCCGCTCCGTACTGGGCGGCGGTGAACGCCTTGACCTGGACGGCGGTCTGTCCGAGCCCTTCGGCTTGCGTGAAGGTGAACGAGTAGTCCGGCCGGGTGCTGGCCGTCGTACCGGTGACGGTGACGGCGGACACCACCGGCTGCGCGTAGATGTCGAGGTCGACGTACAACTCGCTGACCTTGATGTAGTACCCACCCACGCTGTTGATCCAGAAGGCGATCGCTTGCAACCGGTCGACGATCGCTTGCGACCACGCGGTACCACCCGGTGGGGTGGTTTCGTATCCGGCCGTGTACGCGGCGAACGCCGTGTGGTAGCTGGTGAACCCGTTGTTCCGCCCGGCGATCCCCAGCGTGGGGTCGTAGAGCCGTAGGTTGACCTGCTCCGCGTGTCCGACGTCGGTTCCCTCGTGCGCACCACGGGCGCGGATGCGGGCGCGCTGGACGCGGTTGGTTGCACCGATGGTGGTGGTGCCAAGCCCGAGCTTGATCTGTGCGCGTGGGGCGCTGCCCTGGGCCACCGTCGCGTCGTTGTCGGGACTGTCGTCCACCACGCTGAACGCCGACGCACCACCGGAGGTGTTGACGTTGACGTTGGACGCGGTGGTATTGGGGCGGACCGTCGTGATCGTCATCGGCGCCGGCCAACAACCAGCTCGTTGCGCAGCTTGTCGAACGCCTGTTCCACGACGCGACGCACGTCCGAGACGGCTCCGGGGTGCACCGGCCCGTTGAACGTCACCTGTACGGCGCCAGGCGCGACGCTGACACCCGAGGAGCCGGACCCCGGTACGCGGAGCCCCAGCTTCCACGCGCGGTTCTCAGCGACCGTCAGGACGCGTTCCCCAGGGGTCAGCAGCGCGAGCACCGAGTCTTGCCCGGGGGTACCTCCGGTGATCTCACCACCACGGGAACGACGCTCGGTACCACCACGAGTGGGGCCACCCCCCGTGGTAACTGAGACCACGATGTTTTTGCCGTGGATATTGTCGATCTCGCGTTGCACCCGCTGGACGGTGTTGTTCTGGGTCACCTGGATACCCACCGCCTTTCCGTGGATCTTTCCGATAGCGGCGGCGATCCGCGCGGCCTGGGCGACAGCGGCGGCGTGGTTGATCTGGAACTCGGTGCGCTTGATAGGCGGCACCTTGAGGAACTGGTTAAGCAACGCCTGCACCGCCGCCTTGCTGAGCCCCAGCCGGGTACCCAGTCTGACCAGCTCGGCGCGGCTAGCAATCAGTTGAGTCCGGCCGGCTTCGTAACCGGACTTGTCGGCCACCTTCTCGGAGAAGTCCTGTGCGGACTTGGTTGCGTTGATGAAGGCCGTACGCACCTGACGCGCCTTAGGGTTGAACGCGTCCAGTCCCTTGCCGTTGTCCTTAACGGCTACCTTCAACGCGTCGAGCGAGTCGAGCCACTGGATCTGTGACTCGGCCACCGACACGTTCTTGCCGTTGAGGACGTCCAGCACGAACGTCAGCTTTTCGATTGCGCTCTTGGCCTCGATCACCTTGCCCGTGGCCGAGTTGACCTTCTCCCCGAACTGGTTGGTATGAGTGGCCGCGACCAACACCGACTTACCGGTGTTCGTGATTGCCTGGCTCATCAGGTCGGCGCTGGCCGCACCCTGCTTCAACGCTCCCGCTTCGCGGCCGGCGGCGGCTGTGCCCCCGATGAACTCCTTGTGGGTGTTACCGATCGCCGCGAGCAGGGTGAACTGTGCGTCCCCACCACCCTTTGCCTGCTCAGCAACCAGACGCAGCGCGTCGGCGTTACCTAGCGCGGCCTCGGTGACGTCTCCCAGGGAGATACCCAACTTGTTTGCGGCCTCCAGGCCACCGGCCTTCTCCAGCCGGTTGACGGTTAGCTCCCGGGTCTCCTTACCCAGCGCGTTACCGTCCGCCTTGATCGCCTCGGTGAACGCGTCAACGTTGGCCTTCGCTTCGGCGTGCTTCTGGGCGTAGTACCCCAGCACGATCGCGCCGGCCGCTAGCGCCAGGTTAACCGGGCCGATAGCGCCGACCAGGGACTTGAAGCCCGACCCGATGGACGCGGTGGCGCGCTTGGCCAGCGACGCCCGCTCGGCGTACTGGACAGTCCCGAGGGACAGGTTGGAGAAGTCAAGCGACAGCTTGTCGATGACCTTGTTGCCCAAGCTGGACGCGAGCCCACCGAACGCGAACTTGACCAGCTTGAGCCCGCCCACCAGTAGCGCCAGGTCCACCACGGCGGTTCGCAGTCCCGGGGGTAGGTCACCGATCCCCTTTACCAGCGCGGACAGTGGGCCGACGATCTCGTTGAGGGTGTGCACTGTCAGGTTGAGCACCGGGAGCGTGCCGGTTCCGACGGTCGCGGTGAAGTCCTTGAACTGGGCGGCCAGGATGCGTCCCTGGTTGGCCGCACCCCCAGCGGTGCGCGCGAAGTCCCCTTGAGCTGTGGTGGTTTGCTGCATGATCAACGCGTACGCGGCCTGGGCCTTGATACCAGCCGGCAACGTCTGGGTGGTGGTTTTTGTGAGCCCCAACCGCAGCGCCTGTGTCTTGAGCGCCGCCTCGGACAGGTCGACACCGAACTTGCGCAGCGGCTCCACTTCGCCGGCTAGTCCCGACCGTAACGCGAGTAGCACGTCTTCGGGGTTCGCGTTGTTAAAGCTGGCCAGGTCAGCGGCCAGCTTGACGATCCCGATGGACATGTCTTCGGCCTTTTGCTGGCCGATCCCCAGCGCGGTGAAGAAGTTGCCGAATGTCGCAGTCGACTCGATCGCTTCCTGCTTGCTGATACCCAGCGACTTGGCCGCACCATCACCGAACTTGATAACCGCGTCGGTGCCGTCCCCGAACACCACCTTGGCCTTGGAGATGCTCTCGTTCATGTCACTGGCGGCGTGCGCGGCATTCAGCGCGAACTTGACGACAGCAACACCTGCAAACGCCGCCGCACCACCGAGCCCGATTCGGATAGCGTCACCGGACAGCGCGGACGATCTACCGATGTTCTTGTTCGCCCCGACCGCTGTGCGCTCCAGTTTTGACGCCGCCGCGGCGCTCTTGTTGAACTCGGTGATCAGGCCACCGGACTTCGCGTCCAGGACGGCGGTGAGACGTTCAGTAACCTGCCCCACGGTTAGCTCCCGGTGTCAGCCTGCTGGACATCCACCAGCAGGAGCAGGTCGCGCAGGGACTGACGTCGGGTGACGTCGGGTGGCCATCCATAGGATTTGAGCGCCCAGACGATCAGGTCATCTCCGGTGCGTCCGTGACCCCTTTTGGGTCAACCACAGGAACGCCCTCGCTCCAGTCGACCGGCCGGTCATCCTCAACAAGGTCCACGATCACCTGACGCGCGGTCAGCGCGTCAGCGGCGGCTGTGGCCTCCTCGACGGACATCCGGCGGGACAACCACGCGACGATGAACGCCTGACGCGGTATGGCCTCCTGTACCGGGTCCAACAGCGCGAACTTGAACCCCAGCCGGCGTTCGATATCGCACTGCTCGCCCAGCGTCAGGTCGTCACTGGTGAAGACGTCGCGGTCAACCTGGAACCTGTAGGGCACCGGTTACCCGACCTTGGCGACAGGGGTTGCAGCGGCCCAGCTCGCGGACATCTTCACCGCGCCGGCCACGTCCGAGTCGACCTGGAAATCGGGTAGCACGGTTCCGAACCAGTATTGGGTCGCGGTCGACAGGCTCGGATAGACATAAAACTTCCGAGCTAGGCCGTCTGTCGCGGCAGTGTAGGTTTGCGAAGTTGCATCGTCGTAGAAGCCACTGAACGTACCCGACGCGTCGGGCAGTCCAGCAACGTACACCTTCGTGGTGTCGTCCATTGTGGTGACTTCGACTTTGTCGGTGTTGAAGTTGATTGCCCAGGTCGCGACGAATGGGAGTGCGCTGGCTTCCGCCCCGCTAGCGATCCCGATATAAACCCGTCCGCGACGTCCGGCGATACGCGCCACTGTCACCACTCCTCGTGGGTAATTGGGCACTGGTTGTGATTAGTGACGCTGTGGTGCATGCTTGTCGCATGACACGCAGGATGAGGCTCGCGTCCCTGTTGATCGCCGCAAGCTGGGCGCTGTCCGGATGCTTTGGATTCGGCGGTGGTGGGAACACCACACCGAATCCAGCGGTGGAACGGATCAACAGCGAAACGGACTGCTCGGTGCTACAGGGCGAGTTCGACACCGCCGAGAAGAACGGGCACACCGACTACATGACAGCCGCTGACAAGCGGATGAAGTCGCTCGGCTGCTACGACTGACCCAGCAGTCGCAGCACCATCCGAGCGTGCTCGGTGAACGTGCGTCCGGCCACAGCGCCGCGTGCCGCGTCGGCGGCGTCGCGGCGCTGTTTGTCGTGGTGCACCCACCACCGAACCTGCTCCCCGAAGTCCTCGGGGTCACTGAACGTGGGCAGCATCGGGAACACCTCGTCCGACTCCCCGCGTGGATCGCGGATGAAGAAGGTGCCGGTGGCCGCCATCTCGACTTCGCGGGGTGACATCGCCCAGCCGTCGACCAGTCCCGGCCGGTCGGCTTCGCGGCGGTACAGGTTGGCGGACACTTTCGTGCCGGCGTACAGGTCTACCGCGTCGGTGTTGTCGCAGCACACGTCTGGGTCGTGCGCCAGGAACCCGGCCAGCGGGGATGGTGTCCCGCGTGCCAGCGTCGGCCAGTTGCCCGCGAATGCGACGTCGAGCCCGGACCAGTCGACGCGCTCGAAGAAGTCGACCCGGCTGGGGTACCCGGTGCCGATGAAGGCGAAGTCGGATCGACACCCGGCGCGGGTGGGTCGCGGGTGGTGCACCGACGGGCGGTAGGCGTGCGGCGCGTACCACGTCGGTGCGACCAAGCGGAACCGCTCCAGGTTGGTTGGGTCGTTGACGAGGTTCACGTCGGCGTAGGCCGCGCGTTCGATCTGGCGGTCGTCCTCGTACGGGGACTCGGTGTGCAGGAGCACGATGCGGGTGCCGTTGTGGCGCACCCGCAGCAGCACCTGTGCGGTCAGGTAGAACCCACTGGTGACGAACAGCACGTCGGGTTGCGTCACGTACAGCGCCGCGTACAACCCGTTCAGCGCGAGCCCGATCGCCTGCTCCGCTGACATCCCCGGACCGTAGGCGCCCGGCCCGGTCTGCATCCGGGACTGGGTGTAGAACGTCAAGCGCTCACCAAGGTTGAAGTCCACTACGTGACACCCCAGCTCGGTCAGCGCCTCACACCATCCATTGTGGACGTCGGCCACGGAGAAGTCCGGCCCGGGCGCCACCGCCAGTATCCGCATCAGAAGTCCTCCCGCGCGTACTGCACGGTGGTGCTGGCGACGAACGCGTTCCGCGCGTCATCCCACTCGAAATCCCAGTCCGTGCGCGGGACGTGCGTCAGACCGGCGTCGACCTGGACGACGGTGCGGTCAAGGACGTCCTGTGCCTCCGCGGCCTGTATCCCGTTGACGTAGACACGCACCGCAAGCACATACTCCGTGGGCTCCATGCCCGCGCTGGACACCGTGACGGTGGTACCGCGCGCCAGCGCTGGCGGCTCGAACCCCAGCACGGTGACATCCGGGATGGACAGCGCGACCAGCACCGCTGTCAGGGTTTCCCGCGCGGCCTGGAGCAACGTGGACGCCACCGGAGGTACGAGGACGTCCACCCCGACAGCGGCGTAGTCGGACGCGCCGGACGCGTCCGTGACGGACACCAGTACCCCGTACGTGCCCGACGCGGTGTAGGTGTGCGTGACGGTGTTGCTGGCTGAGGTGGTGGTGTTCCCGTCACCCCACTCGTAGTGGTAGGTGGCCCCGACGAGGGTTTCGTCGTCCACGGCGCTGGCCACGACGGTCACGGTGGCCCCTGACGCCGCCGCTGTAACTCCCGTGATGCGAGGGGCGGTGTTACCGCCAATCCCCACCGTGTAGACGCAGTCAGCCCCATAGAACGCGTGCGCACCCGAGCCAGTGACCGGGAACGTCCCCGGGGTTGCGTTGAAGCACCCGTTGCCGTTCTGCGCGTCGGAGAACTTGCGCGCGGTCACGTTCGTGTCGGCCGAGTTGACGGCGTTGTCCAGCGCGTCGACCAGCGCGCCGTACCCGGTACCGCCGGTCGAGTACGACACCACGAACCGCTCGCCGGCCAGACGGGTTACCACCGCGTCCAGCGCGTGCGTCGACCACCCGGTGGCCAGGTTGTCCGGCAGCGTCGCTATCCCCAGTTGCGCCCCGGCCACCGTCCAGATGCGGGCGCGCCGGTTGGTCACGTTGACCTCGGTCGCCCCGGTCCAGATCCGTACGTCCGTGATGGTGATATCGGCGTTGGCGATGTACTCGCACGCCAGCTCGTAGTCGTTGGGGTCTGCTTGCTCGACGGGGTCAGCCCCGCCCCATGCTGTCGCCATCCCGCGCCCCTCTCGGGATTGGGGCCTCAGCGGAAGGTGCGCTGCATCGCCCGGTGTAGCTCGCGCTCGAAGATCCGTGGTACCTGCGGGTTGAACTCCTCGATACCGGCCTTGAAGGGGTGCTTCCCGTGGGTACCGGGGTGGCGCACGCTTTTGCGGAACCCGATGCCGGGTAGCTTCAACGCCTTCTGTCGACGTCGGCGGCGCGAGGTCTGGGAGATCCGGGGCTCGGTGTGCGCGGCGGTGTCCCGCTCGATCAGTTGGTACGGGCCGCGAGCGTTGACGTACCCCTGTGTCCCGCTGGCGTTGACCCGCACTTTCACGCCCACCTTGGAGCCCTTGCGTCCAACGTTGAGCCGGCCGCCAGGGGCGGCGGCTGCTGTGGTCGCACGGACGCTGGCGCCCATCCCGAAGGTGGATGTCCTCAGCGCCCGCTTCTGGGCCGTCAGCAACGCTGTGGGAGCCGTGCGGAGCTGCTTGGAGAACCCCGCCAGGTCGGTCACACCCCGCTCCGGGTAATCAGGTAGTGCCGGATCTGGTTCAGCACCACGTTGGGTGGGCCGAGGAAGTCGGGCACCAGTTCCCCATAGGTGGCCGAGCCGTGCGCCTGCGACTGACGCCAGCGGTGCAGCACCCAGTCCAGCGCTGCACCCCGGACGTCTGCGGCGACAGCGTCAGGGCCGGCCGAGTAGACGACGCGGTACAGCCCGAACAGTCCGGTACGCGACAGCCGCTCCACCACGTCCCCGGGCAGCACCACGAGATCCCCGACCGCGACGGTTGCGGTAGACCCCAGCCCGGTCACGCTGGTCAGTGAGCGCACCGGGCCGTGCCCGAGCTGGATACAGCCGGTCGCCTTGACCGTCTCGGTGTAGGTGGTGGGAACCAGCGGTCCCACTATCCGGGTCAACCCGTCAGTGACGGAGCTGATGATGGTGGCCAGCCGGTTGTCGTCCGCCGGGACGTCGGTACCGTCCACCATCCGTAGGTACTCGCGGGCGTCGTCGGTGGATACGACGTTGAACTGCAACGGGTTGTAAAGCTCAAACGCCCCGATGGTGGGGGTGACTCCCTGGTTGGTCCCGGTGGCCAGCCATGCGTACGTGTAGTGGCCGACCGTGACCAGCGTGGACAGGTCAAGGTGGAAGTGCCCTACCGAGTCGCGCACGATCGGGCCGGGGTTATACGCGTAGCTGGCGCTAACACCGTCCGCTGTGCATAGCGTGCTCAGCGAGATGTCCGTGGGGTCCGCGACCACCCCGGCGATGTCCAGTGTCACTGTGGACAGACGGAACGGCTGACCGACGGCGTACCGCGTCACGTGCCCACCACCTGTCCGTCTGGTTGCCAGCGGAACTCAGCAACCGGGCGGTGCTTTCGACACCCGACGCAGTAGGTACCGCTGTAGAAGCGTGGGTTGACCGCGTACGTCTCGGCCAGCGGTAGCGCCATCGTGGTGACCTGACCACACGTCACGTGCTGGTACGACGTCCGAAGTGGACGGACGAACCCGCGCGCCCGGTCACCTGCTGGCAACACGAGGTAGGTGGCCGCTTGTGGGGTTGGCTCCTCGTCCGCCGGCCCCTGTGCGTGGGGGACGTTGGGATCGTCGGTAAGCCCGCTCATCATCACGACGCCCCTTCCTGGTGCGCGAGATTGGGCCACGGAACGAGTGGACGTGCCCCGGTGCCATCCCACGCAACAGCGAACCCGTGGTCGATCAGCCATCGATTGACGTGGACCACGGTTTCAACGTGGGCACCTGACGTCGGTGTAGTAACGAGCATCTCGGCGTCGAACCGACCGGCGTACTTGTCGGCTGTCACCGAAACCACGGTGACAGCGCCGCTCGCTACCAGCGCGGCAAGGGCTGCTGTCGCTTGTGGGCCGCCAGGCTGGTTGTGCTCGGGTGCGTTCAACCCGACCAGACGGCACAGCATCCGTACACGCACGTAGAAACCGAGGTCTACGTCCAGACGCACCGTGTCGCCGTCCACCACCTCGACCACGGTGGCCGCACGGGTGTAGTTGTCCCGGACCACCGTGGCGCCCTCAGCGTCGTCCGAGCGGTCCGGGCGGTGTGCGCTTCTCCGCCGGGGGTGCGTCGGCGCGCTCAACCGGTACGGGGACGGCCACCGGCTCGGCCACTCCGTTACGGCACAGATCAGCGCCTTCGTCGTCGGGTAGGTCGATCTCGGCGCCCGGGGCCGGCCAGTCGTGGCCGTCGCGGGTGCCTGACATGTACTGGCGCATGCGTACGCGCATCCTGTCCTCCTGTGTGTCTACTGTGGACGGAGCGTCAGGCCAGCGACGCGTACGCCGCTTCCCACAGCGGCCAACCGCGCTCGATCGAGAACTGGGCGGCGTGCTCGCGTGCTTTGGCCCCCATCTCGGCGCGCATCGCGTGGTCGCGGACCAGTGCGCGCAGGTGCCGTCCCCACTCATGTTCGTGGCGCACCAGGAATCCGGTGACGCCGTCCAGGACAACCCCTCTGTATGCCGGGCAGTCGCTGGCCACCACGGGGATTCCCAGCGCCTGGTACTCCATCGCCTTGATCCCACTCTTGGAGCGGTTGAACCGGGTGTCGGCCAGCGGAGCGATCCCGATGTCGAAGTCAAGCGCGCGGTAGTAGTCCCAGATGTCGGCTGACCACCCGCTGTCGCGGCCGGGTAGATCGAACGGCTTGAGGTAACTGGTACCGATGTTGTGGAAGTCGACGTCGGGGTTACGCACCAGGAACCGGCGCAGCGCGTCCGCAACCCCTGCGAAGTCGCGTAGGTGCGAGTCACCGCCGGCCCAGCCCACCGTGACCCGGTCGCGCCGGGGTCGGACAACGTCAAGTAGGCGAGGATCGATGTGGTTGGGGAGTACCACCACGTTGGGGTTCAGCGGGCGCAGCAGCTCGGCCAGCGGCTCCGTGGACACCGTCACCAGATCGGCCGTGCTGGCGATGAAGGTGATTGCGTCCAACACTTCGGGGGTGTGCGCGAACCACGCTGACCCGTTGCTAGGGTCGATGTTCCATACATCGTCGTCGGTTTCCCACACCAGCCGCCGGCCCGGTGTGGCCAGTCGCCGCCACAGCGGCATGGCTCCGTCCTTACCGACCCGCTGTCCGATCAGGATCGGGTACTCCCGCGCCCGCTCGTGCCAGCCACAGTTCAGGTCGACGTCGTGTCCGTGCTCGGCCAGCGTGCCCAGCGGCAGCATCATCCGGTAGTAACCGCAGGCGTGGCCGTCGTGGAACCCGAACAGCTTCACCGGTCGGTGTCCAGCCGGCGCAGGTTGTCCGGCCCGTAGATGTGCAGCAACCCCGGCGCTGCCGGTGCATGCTCCACCACGTACCGCTCGGCATCCCCCAGCGTCCGGAACGCCGCGACGATCACCCCGGGCAGGGTGTACGCCCCGCCGATCTTCTCGACCCGATCGTTGACGGCAAACCGGGCCACGGGGCACCTCGCTAGGTCGCGGGGACACGCCCCATGGATTGGCGCAGCAGGGACATCTGTCGGCCCATCCCGAGCCCGGCGAACGGTGCGCGGGCGGTGGGCCAGACGGTGCGGGCCAGCTCGACGTAGCCCCGGCCGCCGACGACGATCACGTCCGTCTGTCCGGCGACACCGAACGCTGCGGCGTGCGCGGCGATGACGTCGGAGCCGACCGCGCGCTGGTCGCGCAGCGTCATCTCGTACGGCTCGATGACACGGTCATGCGGCACCAGTCCGTACTTCGCGGACAGGATGAAGATGGCGTGTACGGGCGCTACCGATCTGGCCCACCGCAGCGCGGCCCCGGCGTACGGGCCGGTGTAGAGATCCCCGGCGCGGCTGGGTTTGTCGCGCTTACGCGCACCGCACGACACCACGACGATCACTGCGGGTCGTGGTACCGCGTCGGGTCAACCACCCCGGCCAGGGTGAACGCTTCGCGGCGCTCGACGCAGGTACCGCACGTTCCACAGTGGACGTCCCCACCCCGGTAACACGACCACGTCAGGTGCAGCGGTGCGTTCATCTCTGCGCCCAGCGCGACCACCTCAGCCTTCGTCAGCGTCAGGAACGGGGCCAGGATCGCGAAGTCATCGGGCAGCATCCCCTCGTTACCGAGCCGTAGCGCTGTCTGGAGCGCGGTGACGAACGGAGGGCGACAGTCGGGGTAGACGAAGTGATCCCCGGCGTGCGCCCCGAACGCGACCGCGTCGTGTTTGTCGGCCACCGCGACGGCGGTAGCGACGGCCAGCATGATCGCGTTGCGGTTGGGGACGATGGTGGCACGCATCGAGTCTTCGGCGTAGTGCCCGTCCGGCACCGCTACCGCGTCGTCGGTCAGCGCGGAGTGCGCCAGCAGCCGGCGCAACCCGGTCAGGTTGACCACGCGCCAGTCGACCCCGAGGACGTTGGCGACGTCCCGCGCGCTGTCCAGTTCCCGGACGTGTCGTTGCCCGTAATCGAACGACAGCGCGGAAACCACGTGGTGTTCGTGGCGGAGCCAGGCGAGCATGACTGTCGAGTCGAGCCCGCCCGACAGCACGGCGACGGTCATTCGTCCCCTCTCAGGTTGGGGAGTAGGTGGACAGCGGGGTGGATCGGTGGGTCACCAGTACCTCGGGGATGTTGGGCACCGTCCCGGCGACAGCGGCCAGCTTCTCCAGGAACAACCCGTCCGAGTGTCGGCACGACTCGATCGCGGCCGACTCGGGCACCCACGGGTCACCGATGGTGTCCAGCACTTCGCGGCGCATCATCACTTGGGCGCCGTCCACGTGACAGTCCCAGGTCCCCGGCCGACGCGGCTCGTGCGCGACGATGCACCCCACCAGCCGCTGACCGCCGTCGCGGTCGAGCCGGACCCTGTCCTGCGAGCACCAGACGGCCTGTGCGGCGGGGTTTGCGTCGAGGTAGCCAGCCATGCGGGCGACGAACTCTGGGTGGTGTACGTCATCGTCATAGGCCATAAAGACGTACCTACCGCGGACCACTCCGGCGCGTAGCGCTTCGTTGGTCGCCCACGCCACCGGGCACACCTTCGTCGCCAGATCCGGGGCCTCCCCGGTGGACACCCAGTCCACGAGCGGATGGTGCTCGTACCGGCGGTAAATCTGGTACAGCGCGCGGGACAGGTCGTCGTCTCGGTTGACCCACTGGCCGGAGTCAACGACGAGGATCTGGAGGTCCGTACGCGTCTGGCGGGTCAAGGCGCCGATGGCGTCGGCTAGGTAGTGCTTGCGGTGTGAGCACAGGATGGCCGTCACCCCGGGACGCAGGAACCTCACGCGGCCACGCTCGCCAGGTCGTGCGCCACCATCAGCCGGATGATCTGTGCGAACTTGACGTTTGCTGTCCACCCGAGCACGTCTCGGATTTTGTCAGCGCAGCCCTCCAGCCGGTCGACATCGGCGGGCCGATACAGCGCGCGCCGGACGCGTAGGTGTTGCTCGTAGTCCAGGCCGACCGATCCGAACGCCTCGGCGACCAGCTCACGGACGCTGTGCGACTCACCAGTAGCCAGCACGAAGTCGTCCGGCTCGCGATGGCCGGCGACCAGCGGTAGCGCGGTGACGTACTCCGGTGCCCACCCCCAGTCCCGTACCGACGCGGTGTTACCCAGCTCCAGGTACCGCTGTTCACCCTGGGAGATCCGCGCCGCCGCGCGGGTCACTTTGCGCGTCACGAACTCAGGGCCACGCCGGGGTGACTCGTGGTTGAACATGATCACCGTGGACGCGAATAGACCGTAGCTGTCGCGGTAGTTGCGGACCATGTGGTGCGCGAAGCACTTTGCGACCCCGTACGGACTCCGGGGGCTCATGGGGGTGGTCTCCTGCTGGGGGCAGATCGGGGTGTCCCCGAACATCTCGCTGCTGGACGCGTGCACCACCCGGATGGCGGGGTTTACCTCGCGGACGGCCTCCAGCACCCGCAGCACTCCGAGCCCGGTCACCTCGGTCATCAGTGTGGGTTGTTGCCAGGCCATCCCCACGTACGTGATCGCCCCCAGGTTGAACAGCACGTCCGGTTCGGTCGCGGCCAACGCGCGTTGCAGGCTGGATTGGTCGAGTAGGTCGCCCTCTACCAGCCGCATCGTCGGGACGAGGTGCTGTACCCACGCGCGTTTCGCGTTCGGTTGTCCGCGCACCAGCCCGAACACCGTGTGACCCTGTCCCGCTAGGTGCTCGGCAAGATAGGACCCATCTTGACCGCACACTCCGGTGATCAGCGCTCGCATGTGTCCACCGAGTGTCCATAGTCGACAGTGATCGTGCCCGAGCGGTCACAGGTGAACCAGGGGTCGATGAGGTGTCCGTCCAGATCGAACGGTGCCCGCGTGTCCTCGACGGTTACCAGACAACGCCCGTCAGCGCTGGGGCCGACGTCCACCACGGACATATGCTCCGGTAGCTGGTTGTCCGGCTCCGTCAGCGCGGGCACCAGCTCCTCGGCCACGTACATCCGGTAGCGCGTCACAGCAACACCGGGGCCGGGATCGGCACCAGGAACCGACCCCCGCGCTCGCGGAACTGGTGCTCGGTGGCCAGCACCCGCGACAGGTAGTTCCACGCGGTCAGCAGGTAGACGTCCGGGTCCGGGCGGGTGCCGGGGGCTACCACGGGGATGTGTGTCCCGGGGGTGTAGCGGCCCACCTTGGCCGGCGTGGTGTCGACTACGTGCGTCAGCGCTTCGGCTAGACCGCAGTAGGACAGCAGGGTTGCCGACTTGGCGGTGGCCCCATAACCGGCGATGGTTCCGGGGGTGTCGAACACCATGTCCGTGATGCGACGAGCGAGGTAGTTGACGCGCACCTGGAACCCGGCCAACAGCGTCAGCAGGTGTCCCTCGCGTGGCAGCGTCACCGATCCGCCCGGCTGTCGAGCCAGGGTCAGACGGACGCTGCCGCCCTGCATGGGGGTGCGTAGCGCGTGGACGACGTGCAGTCCGAACCAGTGCAGGATGGGGGTGAGCGCAGTCAGGGACAGGTAAAACCTGTGCTCGTGGTAAACGTGATCGAACTGGTTACCGATCAGCAGGTCCGGTAGGTACTGGAACTCCACCACCGCGACCCCGTCGGGCGCCAGTAGGTCCGCGATGCCGGCCACGATGTCCCGTAGGTCGGGGACGTGCGCCAGCACGTTGTTCGCGACGACCAGCCCGGCCGGGCCGTACTCGTCCAGCAGCTCCGCTGCGGTATCGCGGGTGAACGCGGTGTCCACCACGGTCAACCCACGGTCGCGGGCGGTGGCTACCGCGCTTGCCGCCAGGTCGACACCCACGGTGCGGCAACCAGCGTCGTCCAGGACGGCGAGCAGCGAGCCATCGTTGCAGGCGATTTCGACGGTCAGTCGGTGCGCCTGATCGCGGTAGCGCTCCAGCAGCCACCACGCGTACTCGCGGTGGTAGGCGACCAGCGCGGGGGACGCTGACGAGTGGAACGCATAATCCGCCCCGTACAGCAGGGAATCCGGTACGACGTCGGCTAGCTGCACCAGCGTGCACCCGCGACAGACGTTAAGCACCAGGGGGTAATACACCTCGGGGTCGTCTGGGGTGGCCGGGAAAACGTCGGCCAGTGGTGTCTTGCCTAGATCGAGGACAGGCTCAAGATCCCACGACCCGCAGCCGGCACACCATCGCCTGGCCGACACCTAGCTGACTGTCCTGATGCGACGGTGCAGGTTGTTCGTGACGCGCATGGCAGTGTCCTCTGTGATGGGTGGGATGGGGGAGGTACCGGAGCCCTCCGCCGTGGTTCGGAGGGCTCCGGTACCGGCTCCTACGTGGTAGCGCCGATGTAGTGCTTCACCGCGCCCGTCTGGTCGACAAGGATGCCGTCCCCACGGATCAACGCGCGGAAGGTCACCAAGTCGGTGTTGAAGGCGAACTCGTCGCTGCGCTCGAAGCGCACCCCGCCGGCCAGCCGGACGAAGTATTGCGAGATGTCACCGAAGACAACGCTCTTGGCCCCGGTGGCAATCGCGGGCATGAACGGATCGACGAAGATCGGCTTACCGATCAAGGTGTCCGGGGTACCGGCGACCAGCGACGGCTGGAAGATGTACTGCCCGGTGGTGTCCTTCACCTTCCGCAGCGCGGCCATCGTCGCGTCGCGCACGATCCACGCGCACGAGCTGGACGCCCGGTAGGGCGCGATGACGCTGTAGAACAGGTCGAACAGCAGGTCCGCACCCTGGTTGAGGGTGGCCGACGTGCTGCCCAGCCCGCCAGTGAAACCGGTGGGGCCGGTGACACCGAGCGTGGTGTTGTTCAGGATGCCGGTGGGCTTGCCGGTGCCGTTGCCGGTGATCAGGTCGGCTCCCAACGCGTTGCCGAGCGCGCGGCCCGACTCCATCGCGAGGTACCCCTCCAGGTCCACCCCGCTGTCCATCAGCAGCTCGCGGCTGAGTTGGACCAAGTGACCGTACTTGTAGGCACCCAGCGACGCCTGCCCGAAGGTGGGGTCGCTGGCGGTGAGCGCGCCGGCCTCGGCGGTGAGTAGCGCGGTGCTGTGCGCGGTGGTCTTGGGCACCTGGAGCGATTCGCCGCCCGTGGTGTTCAACACCGTCGCGCCGGCCTGGAGGATCGCGGACACCTCGATCAGGTGCGCCATGAGCCGGTCGTAGAAGGTGGTTGGGACGAGGTTGCCACCGGCACCCGTGGTCAGCTTGCTCAGGACACGCAGGTTGAGCGGCCCGGACGGCTTGATCTCGATCGCGCGTGGTCCCTCGCCGCGCAGGAACGCGCGCAGCTCGGTGGCGATCTTCTCGGGATCGCCGCCACCGTCGTTGCCGGCGCGCTTGTCGGTACCGGCCTTGTCGCCCGCGATGCGGTCGAAGACAGCTTCGGCCTCCTTGGCGCGCTCCTGCGCGTCAAGGGCGCTCTTGATCCGCGCGTCGAGCTTGTCAAGCTCCTCGTTCAGCGCGTCCCACTGGCCTTGCTCCTCGGAGCTGAACGCGCGGTTTTCCTCAGCGGCCCGGTCGGCAAGCGCCTTCGCGGTTTCCCAGACGCTGAGACGGCGCTCCCGCAGTCGATCTGTCATCTCGCTCATAGCGAACCCCTCACTGTCGTGTGTGGACGGTGTGAGGTGCGTGGCGCGCTGCCTCGTGGTGCTGGGTGAGATAGGTACGGTGGCTGGCGGCCTGCCGCGTGGACGTTGGAGCCCGGGGGCTCGTCTACCTACTTGGGGGCTCCGGGGTGCTTGCCCGACGTCACGTGAGTGGTGGGTTTGCTGGCGCTGTCCGCGTGCTTCGTGCGTTCCGCGTGCTCGCTGGTTGACAGCGCCGAGCCGTCCGGGTGCTGGTACCCGACCTCTTGACTCACGGTGGTGGTGTTGCCAGCTGCTGCGTCCGCGACCGCCCGTCGCGTCCCCTCGGGATCGGAGATCGCGTCGGCTGGTGCTTGCACCATCTCGGTGCTGGGGTTCTGGTGTGTCGTACCGGCAGGCGTGTGGATACCGGCGGGAGGCACCAGCACCTTGTCTTCGGTGTGATCCTTGGCAACCGCAGCACCACCTTGAATCAACGCGTTGGCCTCCTCGTCGGGCAGGTCAACCTCACCACCGGGAGCGGGCCAGGGAGCGCCGTCACGGCTTCCCTGGACTTGCTGCGTCATCCGTACCCGCATCGGAAGTACCTCCTCTAACTGGGTTGCTGGTAGTCGTACGTGTTCTGTGGTGCGCTGGGCGGCAGGCCCATGCTTTGCACCATCTGATTGAGCCCGGCGATTGCCTGGGTGGACACCGGGGGGTCCATCACGGTCGCGGACTTGGGTGCGTCAGCACCCATGCCGACGTTCGCGTGACTGGGTGGGTCGGGCATCGGCTCCTCCATATGTCGCAATAGCTGCCGCCCGATGTGCTCGGTGTAAGCGGGCGGGATTGCTTGCCGCATCTCGCGGCAGCTCATCCAGTCCAGCCCGGCAGCCGCGCGGAACTGACTGGCCTTGCGGTGCGGGGGCGTGATGCGCCCGGCCGGTTGTCGACGTCCCTCGTAGAACGCGACGTACAGGCCCAGCGCGTTACCCCCGTGCACGTGGGTGCACGCAGGCGGCTCGTAGGGCCACGACGTCTCGAACAGGCGGTGTCGGATCACCCGGAGCCCCAGCGATACCCCACAGAGCAAATGGGCGCTGTCCAGCGGGGCATGGGGGACGTTCTCCATAACCCACGGGAGCCCCCAGCGCCCCAGTAGCGCGCGGGTGGGTGGAATCAGGTCGGGATACCGGCTGCGGTCAACCCCTGGGTGGCCCATGACCGCGTACCGCTGGCAGGGTGGGGACGCGTGCACAGCGTCCACATAGGACGGCAGTTCCACGTCCAGGACGTCGGCTTGAATGAACCGGAACGGGTAGTGCGGTTGCGGCTTACGGTCCACCCCGATCACGGCGAACCCGGCGCGTGCGTACCCCACCGACGCGCCACCCGCACCGCAGTACAGGTCCAGCAGGATCGGTTTACGCGTAGGGGTCGTCACGCTTGTTCAGCAGCGTGGCCACCGCCGACGGGCCGAAGGTGCGCTTCGGTACCGGCTTGGGTCGGCCCTTCCCGTCGGTGCGGATGAACAGCTTGCGCAGCTCATTGTCGGCGGCCAGCGTGCGCACTTCCGCGTACTCAACCTGCTTGAGCGCGGCCAGCGACCGTAGGCCGGCGGTGGTGTCCGCGTAGGCCGGCGACACCACGGGGGCGACGTCGACCAGTTGCACAGAGACGAGTGTCCGGAGTGGATAGTTCTGGTCGGACAGCCCCCACTCGTCACCGCCACTGGGGACGCGGAACGCGAACGAGCTTCGGCGGACGTCCCCGCGCTGCACCAGCTCCACGATGTCCTGCCGGGCCTGGGGCGGGTCCACCTCGTACAGCAGGCCCATGTCGTCAATGGACAGTCGCAAGGTGCGCGCCGCCGACGTCCCTAGCAGGAACGCGTTCTCGTGGTCGAACCGCGCGACCACATTGGGCCAGTCGTCGCCGCGCGACTTGTTGAAGGTGGCCGGGGACACCTGCTCAACGAACCCCCCCAGGTTTTCGCTGAGCCGGTTGAACACCGCCGCGTACCCGCCGATGCTGCGGCCCTCCTTGGCCCGCAGCTCAACCGGCACCGACGTGTATCGGCGCTCGGCACCTGGGATGGTGTCTTCTCCTGTCTGTGCACTAGCGGACACGTCGGTACCTCCGTTTGTGGTGTCAGCCGGGGATCGACCAGCGGACACCGTTCAGCGGCCGGGACGTGCTGCCGTTGGCGGATGCTCCGGTGACCGGTGCTGCTGGTGGGTCGCCCGGTACAGGTGCCGGGACGGGTGGGACGGTGGGGTCGCTGCCCGGGCCACCAGCCGGGTCCACTGATGCTGGCGGCTCGGTGGGCTCTGGGTCCGGGTGCGGTCCCCAGTCCTCCTGGGCGCGCATCTCATCGATGGTGCGGAGCCCGATCGCCGCGTCGATCTGGTACACCTCGTGCCGCGACTTGAGATCCGCCCGCACGAGCGCGTCCACGTTGAACCGCACGTACTGCCGCTCAGGTAGCAACCCGAAGAAGAC